CGCACCATTTGTCACCGCGTTTTTCAACAACGTCCACCGCAATCAAGTCTGCGCCTATGCCGCATTTTGGCATTTTGCATCTTCCGCGTAAACGTCCATTTTGGTTGTCAGTTATAACTACAACGTGGTCGATAACGATGTTTCGCATAATATAGTCGTACTGTTCTTCCGCGTCTGTGTTAACGTTTTTGTCTATGCCGCTGGTCCAGTCAGCATCATAATAGAAGCCTATGCTGTTGTCTAAGCCAGTTTTGTTGACCACTGCATCTCGTATTTGGTTGATTGTTTCTTCAGGTAACACGTACTTATCAAAGCTTAACACTGCGCGAAGTTTGCCGCGGTCATAGAAGGGTTTTTCAACGCCACCGTGAATTTCAGATTGATTCATAATTATTTTGGTGGGCGGGTGGTCGCCAACTGTTAGTTTAGCGTAACGTGCTGTACGTGTTGCTTTCAGCATTTCCAGTTTGCTTTTCAACGCTTTGCCGTCTTCATACTGGTACACTCCAGCGCGGGCAATCACTGACTTAACTTTTAAGCAGCATTTGCTGTCTTCAACGATTTGCCCTTTGTCTAACGCTAAGCTGTCATACGCTAATTTCTTGTTCATTTTTGTTTGCCTTCTCGTTTCTCTATTTTCTCTAAAGCCTCAAAAAATCGTGACAAGTAAGTGATGCGCCACAATTCACAGCGGCAATTAGGATGCTCGTTAACCATGATGGTGTTTCCATCTTTAATTTTCAAATACTCAAATTTGCCTCGCAGTTCACTGCCACGATAAACATCCATAAGCATGTTAGCTTTGCAATCTTCACATAATTTCTCGTCAAAGTGACTAACATAATCCCAGAGATCAAGATGCCCAAAGAAACTTACTACATGAAACTCTTCAGGTTTCCTTTTCACCGCATCTAAAGCTATAACGGGTCTAGTGCTTATGACCGCGCTTACGCAACGACGCATTTCTGTAGCGTTCATTCCAAAACAATCCAAAACATACATGCTTGCAATTTTAATCTGCCGTTAGTCTTTACGTTATAAATAAGCCAATCAAACTGAAACCAAATAATCCAAGCGGGTAAAAACAACCATTCATATCCTTTAACGATGCTACCACACCAACGACGGAAAAATCTGTTTAACACTTAACAATCACCTCTTTCTCTTGGGTTTACGTTGCAACGTTGTGACTGCACTGCTCCCATCCTTCAACGGGTTAACGTGAAACGTTTCGCCCTTCTCAAACTTGTCCTCTGGAAAACCAGATTTACCCAGTATTTCGTTGCCACCCTGCTCATCCGTTAAGTCGGGAAGGTCAGGGTCAATGGCTTTGCGAATTTCGTTTCTAGTCATAAACTGGCCTTTTATCTGCCAAATCTGCGCTTCCATAAGTTCAATCTGGGTTTTCTTTTCTTCAGTAAGCTCTATCCCTGATTGCCATTTAAACTCAAACTCGCCTTCACGCAGTTGACTTTGCCCTTCACCGTTAGGCACGTAAACCTTGCGAATAACGTTGATTAACTGTCGGATGCCGCTTTCATACGCGCTCTGACAATCGCTGACAACACCGTAATATTCCTGCTGGTTAACTTCAGACCCAGTTAACGCGCCCGCTTGCACGCCCCTTAACACGGCTAAAGGAATGCCTGTTCCGCAACTGATGTTTTCCATGATTGGCAGGTAATAGTTCATGGGGTCCAGTGCTTTGCCAGCTACACCTTTAAACTCGATCATTTGATCTTCGTTGTGGGCGAAGTAGGTTCGCGCTGAAATGTTGCTGAAAGCTCCGCTTTCTATGTAGTCGTCAATTTCCTCTTGTTCTGCGCCGGTGAATGTTATGTCGGGTATGCCTGAACCCCAACGGAACATGGCTTGCCCCATGCCCCACCGTATGTTGCGAAGCGTTACAATGTCGTCCCAAACAGGGTCTAAAACGCCTAACCCTTGCCATTCTTCACGGTTAGTCTGGTAGCTTCTGCGAGTTGCAAAATGGATAACCCGCGTGTAATGAACGTGAAGGTACGCTGCGATGCCTGGCTGTTTAATGTGGTACATTAAAGGTAAACCGTAACGAGGGTCGTTTTTGTCTTTCACTGTGACAACTTTAGGTATTTGCGGTGGACCGTAAGCTTTGATTTCTCGCAGACCCGTTGGTTTAAGCGAGGCTAATGGAACTTCTTCTGACAAGTCAAACTTGCCTCTTTGCTCGTAGCCTAACACGAGGATGGACCAGCCGTAAGCTCTCTCGAAAATACTCATTAAAGTAAACTCTTGCTTCGCCTTCAACCGTGTAAGTTCCGTTTGAACTTTCTTGTCGAACTCTTTGCTTCTCTCCTGGTCTTCCTCGCCTTCAGGTGCAACTTCAAACCAGTTGTCAAAAATGTCGTGTGCAACCGTGAACACCGCTCTGTGCGCTACTGGCTCGCGGGTTATAGCGAAAGTTCTCAAGTCGTCAGTGATGTCTGCACCGTATTCGCCTCCTGCACCTCCCGTTCCGCTTCGAGGTATGAGGAGACCTGTGCCTGACGTTGCAACGTCTGCTAAACCTATTTTTTTAAATCCTGTTGCGCTCACGGTTTTCTCCTCACAGGTATTCCCCTATATTTTTTTGACAACCCGCTAAAATGGAAGCCTAACGTGTTCACTGTTCCGTTTGTAAGACAGTTGGTGCAGCGAATTTTAACTTCAAACCCGTCTGGACCCCGCTCGTAACTTTGCAGTTCAAAAGTGTTCTGTCCGCAACCTAAACATTTCTGTTTGCCAAGCATAGTTTTAAAATCTTCTATTTCAGTCGTGTCTGTTTTGAAAGCTGGTTGTGGCTGTCGAACTTCAGGTTTTTTGCGTTTAAATCTTTCCAACATTTTTATCGTGTCCAAGCTGTTCTTACAGGACCACTCTTCCAAGTGACGGGTACACGTTTCTGGTAGCCCATCAACGCATAACGAGTAGCATCCATAGCATGATCATTCTCTTTTATACGGTGGTTATGTTCATCATGTGTTCTATACACCATAACTTCATGAATCCAGTTAACGCATGTTGACTTCACGTAGATGCGAGGTCGCCCATCACCTTGAACAAAGAATCTGCCGCCGAAATCGTGAATGCCATCATCCCATTTGCTTTCGTCAGGTTTAGCTTTTAACCCTGCTTTTTTGAACACGTCGATAGTTTGAGGTTCACTGCGGTCGCAAATGAAAGTTCCTTTACCCCACTGTTTCTGCATAAGTTTGGCTTCTTGAATAAGCACTTCAGTTTGAACGCGGTTCTGGTAAAACTCATCGACAATGTAGGCTCTGCCATCTCCGTCAAAGCCAACGGCAACGATTGCACTGGGGTTTGTCCAGCCGAAATCAACACCGTAAATGACGGTTCGGATGATGTTTCTGTCAATTTGCTTCAACTCATGAGTTTCGCGGTCATAATCGAAACTTCCAGTTCCAGCAGGCGCAAACCTGCCTTCAATAAACCTTTTAGCGAGGCTTCCGTGATGGCTTGCAACAATTTCTTTTTTGTACCGTTCTGAAGTGTGCGGGTTATCCCAGAGTCCCCAACGGTAAACTTTGCTCAGTGGATTGCGTGTTTCAGGGTCTTCAAAGAACTCGTACAGCTTGTCGCCGGGCAGTAGTGCTGGCGGGGTTGTTGTGATCCATGCGCCTTGTCGGCTTGGCGGGAACCGTCCTGTTCCTCTTAGTCTGCGTAAGATGACTTCCCATGCTTTATCGAAGTAACGTACATATTGCGCTTCGTCTACATGAATGAAGTCTATGTTTGGTCCTTCAGCCATGTCGGGTTCTTCTAAGCTGCCGAACCATAGGACGCTGCCGTTCTCGAATGTTATGCAGTTGTCGCCTCGTTTGAAGTCTGCTACGACAGGGTTAGCTTCTAACGGTGCGCCTAGAATCTTGTGGTGTTCAAGTGTCGGTATGAGTGTTCTACGCACCATTTTATATGTTGGCTCGAACACGTAGCCGACTATGCCGTTGTTTTCTAAACACCAACTGACATCTTCAAACACGCCTGCAATGGTTTTGCCAGATCCGACACCTGCGAATATTGCTCTGTAAGGTATTTTGTAGCGGTCAGTATGAAACTCTCGCTGTTTACCTGCGTCAGGATAATATTGCGAGGATGCTTCAAGTAGTTGACTCATCCTCTGGCTTCCATGCTTTCCAAATTATTGTGGTTGTTGTTTTCGCGGTTATCTCTGCTTTTTCTGGAGCTTTCTCTATTTCACCTGTGCTTTGAAGCATGTCGAAAGAGTCTTTATTTAGGGTGCGCATAAGGTTAAGTGCGAACAATTTAGATTTAGTGTCTTCGGCTTGAAGATAACCTAAACTTGCTTTGCGGTAAAGCTGGTCATGTCGATTAATTATTTTGAGAGTTGCTTTTTTGAGTTGCTCGATTTGAGGTTGCCATTTGTGTTTAG